GAAGAGGTCTTGCCCCTCGCCCATGTCCCGGGCTTGCAGGAGGTCCACGGTGTTCGTGGACAGGACCGAGGTGTTCGTCCCGGTGACGGTCTGAGGCGTGACCGTGGACCCGGAGATCGAACCCGAAAGAAGCAGGTTGTTGTCGACGTACATGTTCGTTCTCCTGTTAGACCACGCGGGCCTCGGTGTTGAGGATCTGATCGACGCGCCGCATCGGCACACCCTCGAACGCCGCCCAGGACATCGGGGTGCCGAATTGGTTGAGGCCCTTTTCGATGCCGATGGCGTTTTGCGACTTGTTGAGGGCCTGGATCCGCAGCATGGAATAGACCGTCCGGTTCATGTAGAACGCGGGGCGGCAATTCGCGAAGGACGGGATGCGGTCCAGTGCGCGGGACATGAGCTTGATGAGGTCCGCAGCTGCGGATTCCGCGATCAGGTTGGCCGTGTTGATATTGCAGATCCGGACGGCATAGCGCCAGTCCTTCACGACAAGGCCGTTCTTCCACTGGTAGTGAGTCTGGTAGGCCTGGTAGGGGTTTCCGGAAGCATCGTAGACCGTGAGGATGCCGTTGTCGGTGTGCGTGAGACCGGCCTTGCTGCCCTTCGGGAAGGTGCAGAAGACCTGATTCTCACCCCAACCGATCAGCCAGATAGACGTGTTGTTGCTGGACGTGCCGCCCGCGTCGAGGATGTTCTGCGCGTTGCCCGCACCGGAGATCACGCCGTAGCGCGGACCCATGCCAAGGTACTGCCGGGGGTCTGTCGCCGGGTTGCCGTAGATCATCGTCCCGGCCTGGGTCTGGTTCATCGACTCCAGGAAGGCCACGTCTTCGGACAGGCGGAAGGCACCAACGTTGCCGTTCAGTTCCGCGAGATCCTGGTCGACGCGCGAATACGCCTCGAGCATGCCGACCGATTCGTCGACCTGAGCAGTCGTCGACTTGCTGGACGGAACGCCCTGGTTGATCGAACGCCAGTACACCAAAGGGAGACCGGTGCGGATCACCACACGGTGACCGGTTTGCAGGTTGCCCTCGATAAAGATCGCGTCTTCGAGGATTTCATTCGACTGCGACAGCAGTTCCGCCACGATGGGCGCGCGCCCGTCGGGGTCGGTACGCTTGGCCCAATCGGCCAGGGTCAGAGCACCGGATGCAAGGGTTGCCATTGTTCAGGTTCCTTAATGAGTTTGAGTCGGGTAGAGGGCGGATGCCGCGTCCTTCTTCCCTGCGGGAACGCCGATGGATCCAGGCACGACGGTGTCCTCGCTGATCCGCTTCCCTGCGCGGTAGAAGAAACGAATCACCTCGGGATGTGATCCGAGGCCGCTATCGCGCAAAAGGGAAGTGAGTTCCGGCGTGCCGAAGGCGGTGAGCGCCTTCTTTGCAATCGCCAAATTCGCGTCGAACTTGTCACCCCCGTATTCCTTGTCCACCCGCGCAGAACCGACCCACTCGTCGTGAGCGGCTTGAAGGCTTTCGGCTTGTCGCTTCGCCATGATCGGGCCGACGTTGTCGAGAACCTTCTGCGCGGCCTCTTGCGAAAGATTCAATTCCTTCGCAGTGGCCGAGAACGCTTCGATGACAGCGGCATCGAAGTTGACGCCTTCGGGGGTTTTGAATTCGTACTTCTCAGGGGCACCGGCGGGTTTCGCCGTGTCGTTGCCAGACTCGGCCGTTCCGTCCGTCGTGTCGGCCTTTGGCTCGGTCGACGGTGCGGGGTCGGTCGCTTGCTGCGTGACTGTCGCAGGGGCCCCAGTGGCCACTGGTTCAGTCGGTGCCGGGGTCGCGCTCTCGTTGGGATTGGGAGTCGCGGCCGGGGTCATTAGGGAGTCGCTCATTCGATTCGCGCACCATTTGCAAGTAGAGATCCGGGCAGTCCGCATTTATGAGAGCCATCAGCCGAAGGCCTTCGTTTCGCATCCCCTCGTTGAACGCCATCGTCATCGAGTTGGTATGAAACGAGACCCGGAACACCCCGGCTCTCTCGAGCAGTCGCCAGATGATCCGGCGACCCCGCTTTGTGCCCATCAACCATCGAACATCGTCCGCCTCGGCCTTTTCCTGCGCCCTGCGCCGTTGCTCTGCGAGCATTCGGTCGCGCTCTTGGGCGCGGATGTCGGTCGGGTCGTAGTTCACGGATCAGAGTTTGCAGCGGCGTGCACGAGGTAGGTGCACCCCACCCTAGAAGAGCCCTCCAACGCGGAGCGTCTCCTGCTCAAGTTCTTGAACACTAGGATCGTGGTCTGCCAAAAATCCAGCCAAGCTGGCATACCCGGTGCCCCGTACAACGCCGCGATGAAGCACGTAGTTGCTGAATGCCGTGCTTCCCGAATCGTTGTATATGCCTAGCTTGTGGTATGCGTCGTTTCCACCTCTGGCCGGGCTGTTGTTGAAAGCGTTGCTTCCGGTAACGTCACAAAACACCCTTCGCTGATTTCTATAAACCTCTAAATTCCCGGTGCCGGAGTAAGACCATTTCGACCGGAGGACAATATCCGTCCATCTACCAAGACTTGCAGAGAGCGGCCACGTGGTGAGGACACGATTCGTTATGGCGGAAAGACTCGCCGTTTGCGAAGACGCGCAGTACGCATTGGCGATTACCACATGATCTTGCTGCACATAGCCGATAAGCTGCGCCCTCCCAGACACGTCTGCGGGCGACGTGTCGGCAGTCTCGTGTATCTGGAGAAACAAAATACTTTCGGACGAAACTCTCCAGATGCTTGGGATGTAAACACCCCATCGCGTCCAATACTCCGTTTCGAACGTAGGATCTCGGTCCACGTCCCCCGACAATTCGCTGCGCACATCCCCAGGCGTCAACGAAAACTTAGCAACAAGTCCGTACCCACTTCCGGTAGGGTCGTCAATGACCTGAACGGACGCACCCGCACCGCTGGATTGGTAGGCAAAATGCACCCCGTCGTTGCCAAGGGCCCCGAGCGTCCTGAAAAATTTGTCGGTTATAGTCACGCGCCGAACTCGTACTCAGATAGCGGCGTCGCGGGGTTCTGGCGTAGACGCACCATGATCTCGTCGATGTTAGAGGGCAGCGCCCCCGCACGAGACAAAAAGTGCCAGTATTGATACTTTCCCGCCACGGTATCCGCCGACACGCGCCCGCCAAGAAACATCGGGTCGATGAGATTGTCATCGCAAAGATCGATCCACGCAGACACATCCGACGGCGTGCTGTAGTTAGTGGATCTCACACCATCAATGTAGATGACTACGGTTTTGGCCGCGCCGTCGTATGCGACTCCGATATCGTGCTCTGCGGCCGTGGCGAAAGGGGTTTCCGTGGTGGTTCCCGTGGACGCGCTGGTGTTGTCCGATTTGTACCCCCAAAAGCTCAACGCGCCGGAAGCGGCGACTCGTAGTGCTAACCCACTGTGAGCTAAGCCCCCTGCACCGTTTCCCCAAAGAGTCGCTTGTGCACCTTCCTTTGTCACGGTCGCCCGCACCGATACGAGCAAGGACCGAGACGAAGTCCAGCCAGAAAACATTCCCACCGCGGCGCGAGCCGCTTTGTCCGAGGAGTCAAGTGAAGATAGGTAGTTCGACACCCCCCACGCTTCTCCAACCGTGAGAGCACCGAGGGTCGCGTGGTTACCCTTGCCGCTTCGGTCTTGCACTGTAGTGTCCGTGGATGCCTGCAAGCACGGGTAGAAAGCAAGATATGCTGCCGACGGCGCTGGCGTTGTGACTTGGCCTATTGAATTCCGATTACCCATCACCGAACACCTCCTATAACCTGGAAAAGAGTCACTTCCGCGCCAACCGCTTGCGCCGTTTGAAAATCTACGCGCCGGATAGGGTCTGAGGCTGGTGCGGACAACGCAAACGAATCGCCTTGATGCACCACTACATAGGCACCGCTGGTCGCGAGCTTGCCGTTAGCGTCCGCGTCCGATGCCGCATTGAGCACAGCTTTTAGATACTGGCCGGCTACTGCCGTCGCTCCTGGGAGTAGTTGATACGATAAGAGCAACCACACCGCACCACTGGGAAACGACACCTTTTGTCGCGTCGTCGTGGGGTTGCTGAACTGGGCCGAAGAAAGCGTCCCTTCGCGTCCGTTTGGCGGAACAACTGGATATCCACTTGACATTTACAGTACCTCCACTGAAACCGTATTAGGGAAGACGCAAAGCATCTCCACGGCGGCGTCTCCCAAATACGGAAATTCGATTTGGTTGATCGCGCCTATCGCCGAAAGCGACGCTACATTGGTCACCGTGCCTAATCCGTCCTTGGCATACACCTCAACAACTCCGGTTCCCACAAGCCGCAATCGAAAAAGCGAAGGCGGTGACACCCATCGCCCAGACACCAAGCGACCCGGTGGGTTTCCAAAAATGCTTTCTGTTCCGTCCGCGTTCTTGACTCCGATTACCCGGTCGGTCGCTTCGTCATAGAGAAGCGGCGAGCCTTCACGTAAATAGGGCATTTCTCTGTCTCCCTCAGAAGAACGCGACGATGTTCGTCGCGGTTGTGCTGGTGCTGCGAACGTGCGTCACGGCAACGGGCAGGATCACGCCGCACGCGGTCGCCGGGATCACGAGGGTGACAGTCGCGCCGCTCGCCATGATGACGGAGATGTTCCCCGCACCGCCGATAAGGAGCCCGCGTGTGGGCGTCGTGGCCCCGCCCGTCGGTGCGAGGGGGTTCGTGTCGTGCGGTGTGACAGCGAGCGCGTCCAGCAGCGGGGACGAGTCGTTGCTCGTCGAATACAGGTTCTTTGCGAAAGGTCCGGCCATGAGCCTTACTCCTCTTTGCCGTACAGCAACGCCGCGGCTTTCTGCGGGCTCGCGGTGCCGGTGGGCGTAACGTCAATCTCCGTGAGTTGAATGCGAACCGTCACGTCCTTGTGGCCGGAGTCGGTGTTCGCCTCGAGGTACTCGCTCGACGACACGACAATGCCGGCCGCGCGGATGTTCACCGGTTGCCCGACACGCATTGGCTTCGTTATACCCAACTTCTCGCACTGCTCGCCGTCGAGGCTGATCTCGGTGCAGTAGCCGAAATGGTTCTCGAAATACTCGGTCGGGTAGTCGTCGGGCTCGCGCTTCAAGCTCACAAGGGCCATGTCGTTCCCCTCAATTGCCGTTCGCGCGATACAGAGCGTGGATGCCCGTCGCCGTCGTGCTCGTGGACCGGATACGCGACGCCCGCACATAGAGCACGCTGTTCGCCGCTACGGCGATCACGATGGCCGTGCGGCTTGTGGCGCTCCCGTCGGTGAGCGAGACGTTGGGCGTGTCGAGGGAGATGTTCCCCGCACCCGTGGCGTAGATCGCATCGCATACGCCATTCGGCAGATCCGTCCCGTCAGCAGGAGTGACAGCTGCGCCTTGCCACTCGTATTTCTGCTGGTTGTCCTTGGTGTAGAACTTTTGATCGAAAGCGATGTTGGGCATGCTGCGCTCCTAAGAGTTGTAACCGGAAAACATGTTGATGACGTTGGAGAGCGCACTCGGTTCCGTGGTCTGCGCCCCGGCCAGCTTGTTGACCGCATCGGCCGCGGTCTTCGCCGTCTCTGCGGACTGCGCTGCGGCGGCTTGCTTCGCCCGTTGCTCTCGAACGATCGCCACCTTGTCGGAGGGAACGATCAACTCCGGGTCGACGCCCAACATTTCCGAGTACATGTCGGCCCACTTGTCCGAATCGAACTTGTCGAGCACGTCCGGTTTGTACTGTGCGACGGCGCCCAGGTTGCCGACGAAACGGTCGACGCTATTGGTCGCCACCGCCCGCTGCGCCTGGGCGAGCATCGAAATGAACTCGACGTTGAGGTTCTGGTTCTGCATTTCCGCCGGCGGTGGCGGAACGAGTCCGGCTTCCAGCGCGCGATAGAACGTGCTCTCGACAAGGGGCTCGAGCGCTTCGTCGTGCAATCGCTCGATCACGGGGCCCAACATGAGGAGCTTCTCCTCGTGCCTTTCCGCGACCTCCGTGGCCGTCATGCGCGTGTCAGTCTGGTTCGCCAGCATCATGAAGAGGTCGGCATAGAACGCACCGCGAATCCGCTCTCGCACGTCCTGGATGTCCACGAGCAGATGATCGAGGTTCAGATTTACATCGAACATCGTCCGTATGCCCTGGGTCTGCGCGTTGGCGTCATAGAACGTCACGCCGCCGGGGAGCGCATCGATCTCCCGATTCTTCAACGAGGTCGGCACTTGCAGCGGGGGCTTTGTCTGGTAGTCGATGCCTTCGGCCTTGCGCAATTGCTCATGCTGCAATTGCTTCACGTCGCCCAAGCATTCCATCCCGGGACTGTGCCCGTAGATGTCGCCGCCCGTCACGGCCCACCGCGGCGCGATCACGGGGAACCGTTTGAATCCCGACTCGCGCAGATACTTTTCCTTGTCCCCGTTCAATTCGAAATAGCACGACCGCCACGCCATATTGCGCGAGTCCTTCATGTTTGGATCTCGCGCCGACCGCGGTTCGATGGCGTGGATCACGGTGACCCAAGCGTCGAGGCTTCCGCGATCGTAGAGGTTGCGCACCGTCGTCGAACAGTTCTCCCGCCCGAACTCGCCGATCAGATCCTCTACCGTCTTCTGGAACTCGCGATACAGCGTGACCACCCGGCCGCGCATGTCGGTCCCGATGCAGAACTCGCCCGTCGTCAGCGGCGTGTGGTGGATCACGTCGTCGAAGTCGTCGCTTATCACCGAGGCCCACGTGCCGAAGGCGCCAAGCTCTTCGTATCCGGAGTGCAGTGCGCGATAGGTGTTCGATCGCGTGAAGATGTCGAGGAGAAGTCGAGACACGTCAGCAAGCCAAAGCTTGACGGCCGGATATTCGTTCAACTCCCGGTCCGCAGCGGCAAGGCGAAACCAGGGCCGCGCGGGCGATGTGGCGCCCGACATCATCCCCGCACCGAGAATCCGCAGGGCCCGCGTCCCGGTGTTGTCGTAGATGTTGTTGTGCCGCCGCCATCCCTTGTTGCGGTCCTGCACGAAGAACCGCCCGGAGCGCGGCAACAGAAACGCACTGATCTCCTGCCAGTGCATCCACCAACTTGCGCGTTCCGTCTTGAGCGCACCCCACCGCGTGACGATCTTGTCGCGCGATACGATGTTGGCGCCCCCGGATTGGTCCGCCATGTCACCCGCCCAGGAGCGTCGTACGGCCGAGCAGCAACGCCGACGGGTCGATGCCCCCCGGTCCGGTGAGCATCGTGCTCGAGATCCCGGCCTTGCCTGCCGACTCGTTTGCGCCGGCCAGTCCCGCGATGTTGGGCGTCTTCTGGTTGGCCTTGTTGTACGCCTGGTCCGCTGCCGTCGCAGCATCGCGGGACCGCTTCTCTGCGGTCCGCATCGCGTCCTTCTGCAACGAGTTGGCTTCCTGACCGGTCTTGTACTGGAGTGCTGCGCTCGCGGCGACAGCGGCAACGGCAGCGGCAACGCCCATGTCATAGCTCCCGGGAGTGGATCACGTCCTGCACCGCATAGCCCATGCGCGGCAGAAGTTTGTCTAGGGGCGTGTTGGGCTTCGCGTGCCACACGATGAAGCCCGCGCCGCGTGCCTTCGCCCGGGCTTCGGTTTCACGGATCAGGAAGGCACCGAATCCGCCTTCGCGGTATTCCGGGTGCAGGAAGAGCACGTCGTTCTGGCAGTAGACGAGCCCCGAGTAGTGCATGTGCCGAACCACGAAATTGACCGAGTATCCGATCAGGTGGGTGTCTTCGTACATGAACAGGCCCATCAGCACGTCGGCGGCTTCCATCGCCGCATACCGTTCCCAGTCGGGCGCCACTTGCATGATGTGTGGATGCGTGGCGAGTTCCTGCGCGTGAAGCAGAAGCAAGGGCTCGATCGTTCCTCGCTTGCTGACGACTGATTCTTCGACGATGTGCATCCCGGGCCCCATAGGTGGATACGGGCATGCTAGATCCCCCGGGAGGGGGTAGGTGCACCTCAGCGGTTCAGGTGCCCATAGGGGTCGTAGGCTCGCCGCGGTTGGTCGCGTCCGACGATGGCCTGCACGGCCGCAAGGCTTGGCGTGTCGATCAGGGCGAGGATGTAGGCCGAGGCCCAATCGGGCGACCTCCCGATCCGGTCGATGACCTCCTCGCGGCTTTCGACCTGGATCTTCGAACCGACGAGTCGCCACTTCGGCGCGCACAGATCCGACCTCAGTCGTTTGTCGGGCGGGAGTGCGATGCCGGTGTTGTTTTCGGGGTCGAGCGCTTCGCGCATATCCCAGTACAGCTGAGACCGCAGATTCGTGAAGGTGAGACGACCCGACTTGTCCGTGCCGGTGGCTTTCTCGGACACGTTCACGCCGATCGTTTGTTGCTTGCCTTCGACGAGAAAGTCGTACGGCGATGCGCCCACGCCGATCACGTCGATGTGGATCGGCGCGCCGTTCCGCTTCGCAGAGATCACCAGACCGGCCACGAGGGGCCCGTTGGGCGTCTCCGTGCCGGGATAAACGAGGGGCTCGTCGAACCACATTCCCTCATGCCGGCGGGCGATCACCGTGTTGTCCTTGCCCCCGCGAGCCACATCGACGCCCATACCGAGCATCTTGGGCACCGGCAGCTGCGGCTTCCATCGCGCCATCGCCGCATCGACCCAGGCCGTCGGGATCATCTGCCAAGGGTCGTCTTCCATCCCGGCGTGGAAATCGCCGTAGAGCATTTGCGATCGCAGAGGTTCTGGAAGAGCTTGCAGCGTCGCCATGTAGTTCGTTCCCATGAGATGCGGGTTGTCGGAGATCCGCGACGGGATGAACGTGCGCGACTGAGGCAGGATCTCCTCGCCGTTGTGGTCGAACGGCGTGCCGTCAGCCACTTCGATTTCCTCGCCGTCCACCATCGCGAACCATCGCAGTTCGCCGGGTTGCGCGGGATGGGGATGCTTGTCGTCGAGCCACGGCCCGAAGAAGTCCACGATCCACCGGCCTTCTGCCGTCGTCGGCGGGTTGAACGTCAACAACGTTTGGCACCGTTGATTGGGATCGACAGAGCGCACCCAGCCCATCAGGAATCGGACTTGCGCCTCGAGGAAGTTCGCGGCTTCGTCGATCACGAGCAGATCCTTCGCACGCCCTTGGAACTTCCGCTCGTCGCCCAGGTTGGGCACGGACCCGAACTCGATCAACCGGCATCGGGGAGTGGGACCGCGCCATATCGGCGGCTTGCCACCGAGGCCCGTACGGTGCCCCAGGATTTGCTCTATGCGATCGACGATCGCGGTGAGCTCCGTACCCTCACGGCGGAATATCTGGACGACCTGGTGCTGCGTGAGGGCCTTGCCGCATGCCAAATCCGTCTTGCCACCCCCGGCGGCACCGCCGAAGCCGATGACATCCGCATCGGATTCGTAGGCCATGGTCTGGGGCCCAAGGAGAGGCCGCCAGGGGTTTCGGCGCTTGAGTTCTCGGGCGAGGGCTAGAGCACGCTCGAGCCTTGCGCGTTCAGAGGAGGTCGTCGATCCCATTCGGCGGCGCGACGATCCCGGCGCCGACGAGTGCCGCGATCTCTGCGCGGATCTCTTCGTCCGTCATGTCGTTGACGCGGATGTTCGCTTCAAGCTCGACTTTCGAGTTCTCGCGGTACTTCTCGGGGTTGTGGGCTTTCAGCAGGAAGATCGCGAGCGTGTCGGAGTATTCGCGAACCGTCCCGCACTCTTCGCCCTGGTAAAACACGGGCTTGTCCAGCCCTTCGAAGGCGCGACGATGCGCTTCGTCTTCAAGGCCAAGCACCGCGGCCTTCATGGCCCTGTCCCACCCTGCGGCAAAGCCCGGATCCGCCTCTCGCCAGTTGTACGCCGTACGACGCGAAACGGCGATAGCCGCACACGCCTTGCTGACGTTTGCGGTCTCCGCAAGTGCGGCAAAAAACGCCTCTGCCTTTTCCGGTGTGAACTTCATGCCGGAGAGTAAAACACGCCCGTTTCAGGGCAGGTGCACCCTCCGATGGCCCGTCGCCGTTTGGCCCCGCTTACGGCCCTTGACGATGTTCCGGACCTGGGATTTCGATAGCTCGAACTTCTCGGCAATCGCGCCGTAGCCCATCCCCTCCCGATGCAACGCTTGGATCAACCGGACATCGGTATCGGACACCTTCGCTTGCGGATGGTCCTCCCCGATCCGCAATCCCCGGTCGTTGACCGCTACATACCGGGCGCCCATTTCGCACTCGCAGATTTTTGCAACTTGCAATTCCCAACAACTTGCACAAATCCGCAAGTGCCGGGTGCCGGCGTGCCGGGGAGGTGCCCGGGGGGCCGGGGTCGGGTCCATCCGACCCGCCCTTCTGCAACGCCTTGGGCATTGCAACAAACCCACCCCCTAAAGGGGGTGTGGGTTCGTGTTGCACTGTTGCCCTGCAACAGTTGCGCAACTGTTGCAACTGTTGCATCTGTTGCAGTCCCAACTCGCAGTTTTTTACGACCACTGCAACCCGCAAAAAGCAACGAACTCGCAGAAAATAGCAACTTCATTCACGAATCTCCCCGCAGAAAATTACAAGTTGCCCCCACAAAACCCCAACTTTGTGCCCTGCACCACGATCCTTTTCGCTTCACGAAGGTGGTCAATCGCCCGATCCAAACGCTGACCGCGCGTGTCCCGGCGCCCCTCGGCAGGGTCAAACGGCATTTGTTCCTTGGCCTTCGCCTTGACATCCAGTACCTCGACCCACTCCGATCCCAGTGGGATAACGTCCCGCATCACGTCAAGCACGAGCCTCTCGACCGACCCCTTCGGCCCCCTCTCCGACCGCTTCACCGGCTTGTCTTCGGTGTGACGGACCACGCACGTCGAGATCTCCTCACCCTCCGCGTCCAAGCCAAGCACCACCGTCTCGAGCTTGAACGCAAACTCCGCTCCGTCCTCCCCGTCCTTCTGTTTGGACACGGTCACAGAGCGCGCCGCATCGGACCGGACGACTTCCAACTCCGTATCGGCCGCGCCACGGAGACCGGACCATCCTCGAGCACCCTTCGACGCATCCTTG